CAGCAGCTTATGCAGCAGCAGGAAAGTTCGCTCGTAACCTAGTTATCAACACTGCATGGTGGGAAACAATCATGGCAGCAGATGACACAACTAACCGCCCATTGTTCATGGCATCAAACCCACAGAACAACCCGGGCAACATCTCAGGTCAGTCAATCGTTGGCGATGTACTTGGTCTCAACACTTTCGTTGATCCACACATGGCAATCACAACACTAATTGACGATTCTGCATTTATCGTTGCTCCAGAAGCTTTCACATTCTACGAGGCTCCAAAGACAACTCTAAATGTTCAGGCTCTAGCCAATGGTCAATTACAGGTAGCAGTTTATGGCTACTACGCAATCGCGCCAAAGGTCGGCGGCGGAGTTCGCCGTTTCAACCTAACTTAATCAGTTAGAAACTAAGTCGCTCTGAGGGGTAGTAGCCCTCTACCCCTCAGAGTCTTTAGAAAGGAATCGCATGTCTCTTACAACAGTTGCAGAGCTTCGCTCAACACTTGGTGTTGGCTCATTGTATTCAGACGCGACCCTTCAAGAAGTCTGCGATGCATCTGATGCAGTTTTATTGCCAATGCTTGCAAGTAAAGTTGCTTTTCCAATAGCACACTCTAAGACAACGACTTCTGCCACACTTTATTTTGATATTTTAAACGAGTTTATTGTTGGAGACACAGTCGTTATTGCTAACTGTGGCTCTGCATGGAATGGCACAAAGACATTATCCGCAGTTTCTGAGTATTCAATTACTTATACAATTAGCGCGGCTAGTGCAACAGATAAAAACACACTTTATCCTTATGGAACTGTAACTGGTGATACCACAACCGACTGGACAGCAGATTCAGCAGTCCAGACTGCAGCTTTGGAGATAGCTGTTGATATCTGGCAAAGCCGTCAAACTAGCAATAGCGGCGGAGTAAGTCCAGACTTCCAGCCCTCACCGTACCGAATGGGTAATACCCTTTTGGCGCGGATTAGAGGATTGATCGCACATGCACTAGACCCTCGCTCAATGGTGGGCTAATGACAGCCGCGATTACCACCTTACGCACCACACTAGCAACAGCCCTAGTCAATAACTCTTTATGGCAAACTTTTGCGTTTCCACCTGCAACAGTTCTAGCCAATTCGGTCATTGTTAGCCCGGACGATCCATATATCACGCCTACAAATAATGGCCGTAACACGGTAAATCCTTTGGCTAACTTTAAAATTATTATTACCGTTCCATTGTTTGACAATGAAGGCAACTTAAACGGTATTGAAGAAGCCGTTGTTGCGGTATTCAATAAACTTTCTGCCAGTGACCTGGTCTATAATGTAGGCAGCATATCTGCCCCTAGTATTCTCAATGCTGCGTCAGGTGACTTACTAAGCTGCGAGATGTCAGTATCAATCCTTACGAGTTGGAGTTAAAATGTCCGATTGGGAAAAAGAAAACGCAGCCTTTCTCGAGAAAATCGGGCAAGTTGCACCAGCAGTAACACCTAAACCAGCAACAAAGAAAGATGAGGAGTAAGCCAAATGTCAGTATATATGAGCAATGGAGTGGTTCTTACTGTTAATGCGGTAGATCTCTCAACACTAGTTTCAAGTGTAACTATTAACCGTAACTTCGATGAACTTGAGGTCACAGCAATGGGCGACTCTGGTCACCGTTATGTTAAGGGCTTGGAATCTTCTTCAATTACCATTGATTTCTTCAATGATGATGCAACATCTAAGACACTTCAAACTTTGAACAGCAGTTCAGTTTTTGGCAACAATGTGACAGTTACAGCAAAGCAAACTTCAGCTGCGACTTCAGCAACAAACCCACTTTACACAATGACTTGCCTAGTTAATGGCACAACACCAATAAACGGCGCAGTTGGAGATATCTCTAATCAAAGCGTTACTTGGAATGTGTCTGGTACTATCGCAATTACCACTTCTTAATCTATTAGAAAAGGGCTAAAAAATGGCAAAGCTAAAGATCACAAGGGCAGATGGCTCTGTATCTGACCATCAGATAACTCCATCGATTGAATTCGCGTTCGAGTCTTACGCCAAAAAAGGTTTTCATAAAGCCTTTCGTGACGATGAAAAGCAGAGCGACGTGTATTGGCTGGCTTGGGAATGCCTTCGCCGTTCAGGTGAAACTGTCAAGCCATTCGGGGCAGAATTTCTAGACTCACTTGTAAAAGTGGAAGTTCTAGATGATGACCCGGAATTATAGGGCGCGATTCATTCACTTACTTGGTTGCAAGGCTGAGTCTTGAAACAGGGATTGCGCCCAATGATTTACTGGAATGTGATTCCAGAATGTTTAAGGCTTTATTGGAAGGTTTAAAAGACCGAAACAAGGAGATGAAAGATGCCAGTCGAGGTAAAAGGCGTAATTGAATTACGCAAAGCACTTCGCGAATATGCACCTGATCTCGCTAAAAAACTTAACCTTGAAATGGCCACAGCATTAAAACCTGTAGTGGCGGAAGCACGTGGATTTATGCCAAGTGTTTCCCCACTGTCAGGCTGGGCACCTAGAGAAAATTCTAAAGGTAAATTTCCCACTTTTGATGGAAAAATTGCTAAAGCTGGCATTAAATATAAAGTAAGTCCTTCAAAGAAAAATAGACGAGGATTTAGATCTTTAGCACAAATTAAAAATGCTTCAGCAGCTGGTGCTATTTATGAAACTGCTGGACGTAAAAATCCTGGTGGAAAATTCAGTCCTAAATTGGGTGGATCTTTAGAAGGCAAAGATAAAATGCGTGGACGTGCTATTTATCGCGCATGGGAACAAGATCAGGGCATTGCTAATACAGCCGTTATGAGAGCCATAGAATCAGCTGGCAAAGCTTTTGCAGCTAAGGGTCTTATCTTTAGAAAGGCTAAGCGATGAGTAATATTGTTATAGATATTGCCGCCCAATTTACTGGTCAAAAGGCAATTTCCAAATCTGAAAAAGCTATTAACGATTTAGCCAAAACAATTAAACGTGCTGCAATTGGTGGCGGTATAGCTGCTCTATTGACAAACTCAGCAAAGGCTTTTGCAGAAGATGAAAAAGCAGCAGCAATGCTGGCTAACACTTTGAAAAATTTAGGATTACAAACTTTTACAGCCAGCATTGAAGCAATGATTGATAAAACTCAATTAGCCACTGGCGTTCTCGATGAACAATTGCGTCCGGCTTTCACAAAGTTAGTCACATCAACTGGTGACGCAATAAAAGCTCAAGAATTGCTTAAATTGGCTTTAGATGTTTCTGCTGGCTCAACTGTCGATTTAGTCACTGTTTCAAGCGACATTGCAAATGTTGTTGCTGGAAATAACAAAGGCTTAAAGAAATATGCTCTAGGACTCACACAACTTCAATTAAAAACTATGTCTGCAACTGATGTTCAGAAAAAGTTTCTTGAAGTCTATGGTGGCGCTTCAGAAGCTGCTTCTAAAACTTTTGCAGTCAGCCTTAACCGTATTAAAGCAGCGGCTGAGATGGCTCGTGAATCTTTAGGTAAAGGCTTAATTGATGGCTTGATGATCGCCACTGGCAGCCAAAATATTGATGAATTGCAACAGAAGATTCTAGACTTTGGCAAGAGTGCTGGAAATGCTTTTAAGACTCTTGGAACTATTGTCAGAGATAATTTAGGCTTATTAAAATCCCTAGCAATAACATTTGCTGCTATATGGACTGCTGGCAAAGTAATTGCTGGCATTACTACCGTTCAAAAGTTTATAAAGGCATTAACAGCTTCTTACAAGATATTAAGAGCCACAGCTATAGGCGCTGCTATTGCTGAGATGGCGGTTCTAAACCCAATTGGCGCTATTGCTTATGGTGCAACTCTAGTGGCTGCTATTAGTGCTGCAACTATCGGTATCAATAAACTTGAAGATGCTTTTGGCAATGCTGCAGATGCTGCAGATAAATTGGCTCAACCCCGACAATATGGCGGAGTATATGCAGACCTTTATTTGAAACAAAAGGCTGCAGCAGAGCAAAAGGCTATTCAAGACAAGATTAAGAAAGAAAAGGCAGCCGCTGCTGCTATTGCTGCTGCAAAAGCTAAAGCAGACAAATTGGCTGCGGCTAACAAAGCTAAACTTGAAAAGGCTTCAGCGGTATTTGATTTACAAAATATCCAGATCGCTGCTGCTCTGAAGGGCAAAATCAGCGAAGAGGAAAAGACTCGCTTGCTTCTTATGCAAGCCATTGCTGATGAAGATGCTACAAAGGCTGAAAAACTTCAAAAGAAGCTTGAGGAAATTCAAGCCAAAAATGAAGCTATTGCAAAAAGCCTGACAGAGATTTCTCAAGTAACTAACCCATTTCAAGCATGGGCAAACAGTTTAACTGCTACTGCCACCATTTTGGGATCAATGCCAGCGCTGATCAATGCTTCAGGTGGCTTAACTGGGCGTGGATTGCATAACATTCCACAAGAAGATTTAACAGGTTTTGTCGCAGATGTTGTGGATACTGTTATAACTGAAGCTAGTAGTCCAGCAGGAAATACCTTTGGTTTTTCATTGCCTTCTTATCTAGCAGATCAGATTCCAAATATTCCATTAATGTCCGATAATGCACCAGCCACAAATTTCATGCCTACGCCTACTCCTTCGGATATGTGGGGAACTGGCAATTTTGGTTTCTCTGTTCCGGGCTTTAATCAACCTTCAGTGACAGTAAATGTAACGAATGAAGGCAGCGTTATTTTGCAAGACGAGTTAGTTAAAGTGATTAACGACGCTGTAGTTGAAGCAAATACCAATGGCTACAATAACTACCGTCCGGGCGCAATTCTTCCGAGTGGCGGATAATTATGGCAATTCCAGTAATCAACGCGATCATTAACTTTTCAACAGGTGCTGGCTTTGCCTCACCCATGATCCTTGATTCTGGCATTTTGGGCGTTAATGCTTTAGCTGATTCCACAGCCATAACCGTAGATGTTTCAGATCAGGTAGATTCAATCAAAACCAATCGAGGACGAACAGCTTCTTCAGATGTTTTCCAAACTGGTACTTTAAGCCTTCGGATCATCGATCAAAATGGTTATTTCAATCCGATGAACCCAGCTTCGCCTTATTACAATCTTCTGACTCCAATGCGTAAGGTAACTATTACTGCCACTTATGGCACTACTACTTATCCAATCTTTGCTGGCTATATAACCTCTTACAGCACCACTACGCCTCGCGACGTGGGCGATGTAGTTTATACAACCATTCAGGCCGTAGATGGCTTCAGATTGGCACAGAACGCCCAAATCACTACGGTTACTGGCGCTGTAGCAGGTGAGAAAACAGGCACACGCATTGGGCTTGTTTTGAGTGCTATCGGCTGGCCTAACTCAATGCGTGATATTGACACTGGTTTAACAACAGTTCAGGCAGATCCGGGTACTGCGCGGACTGGATTGCAAGCTCTTCAGACTCTAGAGTCCACTGAGTACGGCGCTCTTTATATGGACAGACTTGGTAATTTTACTTTCCAAGATCGTCAAGTAACTTCAGCAAGCGTGGCTGGAACTCCAACCGTATTTAATGACACTGGCACTGGAATTTCCTATAACAACGCCGTTTGGAAATTAGATGATTCGCTTGTATTCAATAAAGCCAGTATCACTCGTACGGGTGGAACTGCTCAAGTAGCAAGCAATCAAACATCGATTGATAAATATTTCTTGCATTCGTACCAAGAACAAAACCTTCTTATGGAAACTGATAGTGAAGCTTTAAATAATGCTCTCGCTTTTGTCGCTTCGAGAGCGGAAACAGCAATCCGATGTGACGCAGTTACGCTCGATCTTTACACAAACAATTATGATCTGGGCATAAAAGCCGCACTCGGGCTTGATTTCTTTGCTCCAGTAACCGTAAGCACAACTCAACCGGGTACTTCAACCCTAACCAAGACTTTGCAGGTATTTGGCGTGTCGCACGACATCAAGCCGAATGCTTGGAAAACCACATTCACAACGCTTGAACCGATCATAGATTCCTTTATAATAGGATCATCACAATATGGCGTTTTGGGCACTAACGTTCTTTCTTACTAAGGAGTAAATATGGCAACAGGATTCCCAGCAGCAACTGGCGATGTGATGACAGCTGCAATGTTCAATGGACTTGTAGCTTTTACTCTCAACGCCCAGACAGGCACTACATATACTGCGGTTTCGACCGATCAATATCAAGTGCTAGTGACGATGAATAACGCATCGAGCAATACGTTTTACATACCTACCGATGCTACTTACGCGTTTCCTACTGGTACTGCAATTACTATTTTGCAAATTGGTGCAGGAGTTACAACAATTACAGCCACAACGCCAGCGACAACTACTATAACAAGTGCAGGCGCAACAAGTGCATCGCCTATATTGGCGCGCTATAAGGCAGCCGTAGCCGTGAAAACGGGAACTAACGCATGGACAATTATGGGCGCGGTGGCTTAATGATTGGCGCAATGGTCGCAGCTATTACCGGGTTTAAAAATCCGGCAACAGCAACAGGTGGCACGGTAGTTACTAGCGGTGGATATAAATATCACACATTTACATCGTCAAGTAATTTTGTAGTTTCGGGCGGCACTTTATCTTGTGAGTATATGGTTATTGCAGGCGGCGGTGGCGGTGGAACTGGCGGCGGCGGTGCTGGTGGTTATCGAACTGGATCGGGTTTATCTTTAACTGGTACTAATGCAGTAACAATCGGCGCAGGTGGTACTGGTATTACATCGGGTAATAACTCAACAAACGGTAGCGATAGCACAATTTCAACAATTACATCTGCAGGCGGCGGCAAAGGTAATATCACTACTGGCCCTGCAGCTGGCGGTTCAGGCGGCGGTGGTGGTTCTCAAAATTATGTTTCAGGCGCAAATTTAAATGGCGCAGCTGGTAACACGCCATCTACATCACCAAGTCAAGGAAATAATGGTGGTAATGGATACAGTGCAGGTGGTGGTACAGGTTCAGGCGGCGGCGGTGGTGCAGGTGGTGTTGGCGGAAATGCACCAACAGCTGCTAAAGGTGGAGATGGTGGCGCAGGATCGAATTCTTTATCTACATGGCTTAGTGCAACTAGCACAGGTGTAGCTGGATATATTGCAGGCGGCGGTGGCGGTGGTAGTAGCAGTTCACCTTATTCTGCAGGCGGTTCAGGCGGCGGTGGTGCTGGTGGAGATACTGGTAATGCTGGTGCTGGTACAGCTAATACAGGCGGTGGCGGTGGCGGCGTATATGGCAATTATCCCGGCGCATCTGGCGGCTCAGGCATTGTTATTGTGAGGTACGCAGCATGAGTCATTGGGCAGAATTAGATAATAACAATATTGTGCTACGCGTTTTAGTCGGTGATAATAATGAACCCGATGAAGGCAAATCATTTATGGAGTCACTTGGCGGAACATGGATTAAAACAAGTTATAACGGGAAAATTCGCAAAAATTATGCAGGAATCGGTTATACATATATCGGTGCAATCGATGCATTTGTCCCCCCAAAATGCCATGAAGAAGCA